GTTGAGAGACCACCAGCACCTTGACAATCTAAACCTTTAATGGGTCTGTTGCATAGCGGCTAATGCACCTGGCTTTTAACCAGTATATCGTGGGTTCGAGTCCCACCAGACCCATTGACCGCTACAGTTCGGTCATTAAACATAAACTGTTCGGGTAGGTGTCCGAGTGGTTAATGGAGGAGGTCTGTAAAACCTCTGGCTCTGCCTACGGGGGTTCAAATCCCTCCCTGCCCACCTTGACCCATTAGTGTAGCGGTCAATCACGCCACCCTGTCACGGTGGAGAACACGGGTTCAAATCCCGTATGGGTCGTTGCTACGCTGCCTGTGGAGTATTCCTCCTTGGTGGTTGTAGCATCATGGTCCTATCGTCTAGTGGTGAGGACATCACTCTTTCACAGTGAAGACACGGGTTCAAATCCCGTTAGGACTACCACGGAATGTAGCGCAGTTTGGTAGCGCATCTGTTTTGGGAACAGAGGGTCGCAGGTTCGAATCCTGTCATTCCGACCAGGAAACATAGCTTAGTTGGTAAAGCATTCGACTGATAATCGAAAGAGCACTGGTTCGAGTCCAGTTGTTTCCATTGTTGCTTTGAAGCAACATTAAGGAAGTGTGGCAGAGAGGTTTAATGCAGTGGATTGCTAATCCGCCGATGTTCTTTAAGTGCATCCGTTGGTTCGAATCCAACCACTTCCGTAGGACTCCAGCAAGGTGCTTGCTAGGATATAAAAGACTGACGCCTCCCTCTTCAGAAAGAGTAACCAGCAGGTCAGCGTCCACTTTGGCAGTGTAGTTCAGTGGTAGAACAAGAGATTCATACCCTCTATGTCGGTAGTTCAATTCTACCCACTGCCTTGTGACGTTAGCCTAGTGGTAAGGCAGTGGTTTGTGGAACCACCTAGATGGGTTCAATTCCCATACGTCACCCCGCCCGATTAGCTCAGTGGTAGAGCAACTCACTAGTAATGAGTAGGTCGTCAGTTCGAGTCTGACATTGGGCTTGAGAAATCGTCTAATGGTAGGACACCTCCCTTTGAAGGAGTTTATCTAGGTTCGAGTCCTAGTTTCTCAGCCAGTTGGATTGGTGTAATGGTAGCACGATGGTCTCCAAAACCATTAGTGGGGGTTCAAATCCCTCATCCTTCGCCTTGTCCTTTTAGCTCAGTGGAAAAGAGCAGTAGGCTACGAACCTATGTGTCGGGAGTTCGAATCTCTCAAAGGACGCTTGACAGATTCTTATGAGTCTGTTACTATATAAAGTGATAGAGGGTAAGCCTCTGTTATATCCTTATGAGGTATATTACGCTTACTCCATCAAGTCGATGTGGCGGAATTGGTAGACGCGCTGGGTTTAGGTTCCAGTAGATTAATCTGTGAAGGTTCAAGTCCTTTCATCGACACTTGACAATCAAACTAAAATAGTTTATGATTGTCTTATAAGCGGAGTTAGTTCAGCGGTAGAACGCTATCCTTCCAAGTTAGATGTCGTCGGTTCGATTCCGATACTCCGCTCTGAACCTTCGGGTTCTTATTCCCCTATAGCTCAACGGCAGAGCAGAGAGCTGTTAACTCTAAGGTTCCTCGTTCGAATCGAGGTGGGGGAGTTGAAAGGATTGGAAATGTCCGATTCTTTCATATTGGTTCTGAGTGGAATTCCCAGCAGTTCCGTTAGGGACTGTCCTTTGTAGGTTCGATACCTACATCTTCCTTATGGGAGATAAGAACGGCTACTGGAAACCTCTTATTCACTGCCCTCTAATGCAGTGAAAATTGCGGAAAGTGTCTTCCGCTGGTGATGGGCACTCATCACCGTTCCGTAGGTGCCAAAACCTCTCCTCAGGTCTATGCTTATTGCTGGTGCTTGGGTGAATGTCAAGAGTGGGGACATAGGTAAAGTCCTCAACACCTACCACAACCTCTGGTAGTCTATTGGTAAGGACAGGCGGACAACGCACTTGGAAACTAGGTTCGATTCCTAGACAGAGGACACGGGAGATTAACTCAGCGGTAGAGTGGCTGCCTTACAAGCAGTAAGTCATTGGTTCGAATCCGATATTTCCCACTTGATAAATAAATACAAAAAGAGTATAATGGAAAAACTGTTTAAACTCTTAAGTGATGCTCAGTCATCACTTTTTGTTTTGTTTCACAAAACTTGGGCATTTCACTGGAATGTAGTTGGAGAAGACTTTACTCAACTTCATCAACTCTTTGGTGGTCAGTATGAAACTATGTTTGAAGAGATTGATCGTCTCTCAGAACATATGAGATACTTAAATGTAAAACCATTGAGTTCTCTTTCAAGAATGCTTGAGGTAACTCAGATTAAAGAAGCAGCAAGTTCAACTGGAGCGAAAGAAATGCTTCAAGAACTTCTTGATAATAACACCAAGTTTTGTGAATTAATGGCAGAGATTTCTGAAGAATCAGAAACACAAAAGCAATATGCAACTGCTAATCTGGTTCAAGACTTAATGGAATCTCATGGCAAGTTTGTATGGATGCTAAGATCACATTTACAGTGATAAGGATGAAGAACAATGATTTCAATAAGATGTAAAGATTGTAATAGAGAATTGACAGGACAGCAATCAAAAACAGTGACTTGCGGTTGTCCTAATATGGCAACTATTCGTGGGGATAAGATTTCAGCACTTGACTTATCTAGAATTGTTATGTTAAACTCTTTAAAAGAAAATCAACAAAAGAATGTGCTGTCTTCTCAAGATATTGCTTGGCAAGAAGCACGTCGTCAACGTAAAGTAAGACGACTTGATTTTGAAGTCCGTTAAGGACTTAATATTGGAAAGGTGGTCGAGTGGTTGAAGGCTCCAGTCTTGAAAACTGGCGAAGTGAAAGCTTCCGTGGGTTCGAATCCCACCCTTTCCGTTTAGATAAGTTACAAATTTAATAATTGCTTAATGAGTGTTACGTATTGAACACAATTCGTTGACGTTGAAATTCCTGTGATTAGTATATATTAGTATCACGGGATAAACCTATGGATCAGCACACCTATAATAATTGGGTGAAGATCAAAGAAACCTTTGAAACTTCTGGTAACACCGATAATATGTTCTACAAAAGAGCAGTTGAAATTGTTAAAACTAGAAGAGATCCTCTCGCCAAATTTTTTGGAGACGAGAAATGATGCATGAACAAGAGGAATTTATTACAAGAACTGAAGTGCAGGAGATGATTGATGATGCCATACGAAGACACAATCGTAATGCTTCGATTATTTCAATGTGTGTTGGTTGGGTTGTTCTTGCTCTTTTTGCTGAAGGTCTTCTTCGACTCATTGGAGTAATTCCGCCAGTATTTCCATGGCTCAACATTACTCTCCAATAATATTTTTAGTACCGTGGTTTGTTCTTGTTGTGATTGCTTTATCTATGGTTGTTCAGGGATGGATGATTATGAATGCTCATTATGGATACTCAAAAAGTCCTAAAGTAAAACACCCAGAATTAAACAACGTTAAAGTAGGAGATCCTTTACTTGTGATTAAGTTTACGGACGAAGATTTTCAAGAACTACAGCAAAGAGTTTTGCAACAAAAAATGAATGAACTCTTCGAGGAACCATCTACTTATGAGGACGACGACGATGACGACGACAGATTGGATTATATTTATTGAGTTTGTGTCTCATATTCTTTATTTGTTTGTCGCTTTCATGTGTGGATTAATTATTGGTTACATTGTAGGTTTTAGAAACGGGGGAATGTAATGAGTACTACAGCAATTTTCAATGCAGTTTTTATTTTTAGTCTCATAACAATTTTTATTAATTGGGGACTTCATAATGCATATCCACAATAAACAAAGGTATAACTTTGCAATGTCTGCTTTTGTACGAATGTATGGGCATGGGATTATACATAATCATGACATTAGACAATTTTGCATTGAGTGGTCTAATTGGGAAGTGAATGCTCCTTTATCGGGACTTGACGAAGTTGATCAATACTTGTATTATGAGTACAAGAACTGGAGGGGAAGATGATTTTTCATGTTGTAGAATCACTTGCTTCAAACCCATTTTTTCTTTTTCTATGTGGAATGGGGTTGACAGTCGTTCCTTTTGCTGGTATTATGTTTATACATAGAAACAAATAACGGAATGTAGCTCAGTTTGGTAGAGCACTCGCTTTGGGAGCGAGTGGCCGTAGGTTCGAATCCTATCATTCCGACTCATAAAAATTACTTTATGAAAATGTATCAAGAACTAAACGAACTTCAATCATTTACAGTCGAAGAATTTCAATTAGATTTTGAAAATCTAATGAATAGAGTTGAAAATGGCGAATCATTTATTATCCGAGATGGGAGCAATAGTGCAGTGATAGTTCCTTACAACGAAACCATAAAGTACGCAATAGAATCAACTGTGGATGATGAACTGATACGTCTCCACACAGACCATGAAGAAGGGTCTTGACGAATCGTTCCAGATCCGCTACTATAGATCTGGTTTCAAGGGACTGTCGCCTATTGGTTAAGGCCCACTGCTTATAACGGTGTGAAGAGAGTTCAATTCTCTCCAGTCCTACTTGCTCCTTTAGCAATCTGGTGAATGCAGCGAACTCATAATTCGCCTGAGGCGTGTTCGATCCACGCAAGGAGCATAGGACAGAATCAGTACTGTCCACCTTGACTTGTCCAAGTCAAACCCTTATAATACTAAGGTCAACATTCAAAACAATGACTCTCACAGTAAAATTCAAGAAAGACCTTCAAACTCTTCGTGGTGCAGCAAATGGTGATTTTTACCTTGATGTAAAGAATCCAAAACTCTTCAAAAAAGTTCGCCGTTTTTATGAAAATGAAGGTGTAGTGTTTTCTGGTGATCCTCTGGATGATTATGAAATGCTAATGGAATATGTTCTTGCTGATCTCGAATCTGTTGAAGTGGCATGATGAAAGTAGTTAGGAAACCAACTGTTCTTATGGAACGATTTCCATATCGTTACATCCAAGTGGGT